AACTGGATCAATAACTCCTAGATATTCTTACAGTGCTAGAAAAGGGTCCACAAATGGTGTTAAGTATCCAAGGGTTAACACAAGAGTTACAAAGAGAGTTTAAAATACCTAATAAATAACTAAAAAATACCGTCAAATGGCTGCAATTATAACTGATCAAATTAGAATATTAAACGCCAAAAATTTTGTTGCTAGTGTTGATGCTGGCACTTTTTATTCTTTTATTGGTTTACCAAATCCTAGTGACTATCAGTCTGATTGGGATAGTAATCCCCCATCACCGAAAGATAATTTTGACCAGGAAAATGATTATTGGGACACCATGGTGGCGTTGAAAAAAATCAATGCAGGTGATGTAAGACAGGTCGTAACAAAAAGATTTTGGTCCTCAGGGACAGTCTATGATTATTATAGACATGATTATAGTAGATCGAATACGGCTCAAATCTCTGGAGCAACCAATTTATATTCAGCATCTTTCTATGTGATAAACGAGGATTATAAGGTTTATTCTTGTCTTCAAAATGGAACTGACCCAGACAATCCAAATGGAAGACCGTCGTTGGATCAACCCACGTTTACAGATTTAGAACCAAGATCTGCTGGTAGCAGTGGTGATGGTTATATTTGGAAATATCTTTATACGATAAAACCAAGTGAAGTTATTAAGTTTGAAACAACGGATTTTATTCCAGTCCCTGCAAACTGGAATACATCACCAGATAATGCAGCAGTTAGAGATAATGCTGTTGATGGATCAATCAAAATTGTTACAATCACAAATCGTGGAGTCGGTCTTGGAGCAGCAAATGCCACTTACACCCGAGTTCCAATTAAAGGTGATGGAATTGGAGCAGAATGCACGATTACAATTAATAATGATTCTAAAGTAAGTTCTATTATTGTCTCAAGTCAGGGCTCTGGTTATACCTTTGGAAATGTTGATTTAATCGCTGGAGGAGTTCCAACTGGAACCACAAGACCAACCTTTGACGTTATCATCTCTCCTAAAGGAGGCCATGGAGATGATATTTATAGAGAACTTGGTGCATATAATGCCCTTCTTTATTCTAGAATTGAAAATGATAATGAGAATCCAGATTTTATAACTGGCAATCAAATAGCAAGAATAGGAATCGTTCAAAATCCAGAAGCTACCACCGGAACATTGTTGACAGTAGATAAAGCGAGTGCAGTGTATGCATTAAAATTGACCGGAGTCGGATATAGTTCAGCAACCTTCACCGCAGACTCACAAGTAAAACAAACAGTTTCCTCTGGAACCACCGCTGTGGGTAGAGTAATAAATTATGATCAAACTACAGGAGTCTTGAAGTATTGGCAAGATAGAACGGTATCTGGATTTAATACTGTTGGAACAGCACAAACGAATCCTATACATGGATTTGACATGACAAGATTTACTTCTTCACCCTCTTCAGGTGGTAGTTTGACAATTATTCCATCAACTGGTTCAAATCTTTCTATTGATACTTTATTCACAGGTGTTAGCGCCGTAATAAATAGTAGAACATATTACCTAGGTCAAACTTTCATAAATGGTGTTTCATCCCCAGAAGTACGAAAGTATTCTGGAAACATCATTTATGTTGACAACAGACCGGCGATTACTAGATCATCTAATCAAAAAGAAGATATTAAAGTCATTTTGCAGTTCTAAAGAATTATGCCTCAGCAAACGAACCTTAATGTAGCTCCATACTTTGATGACTTTGATCCATCCAGAGACTATTACAAAGTGCTCTTTAAACCTGGATATCCAGTTCAAGCGAGAGAGTTAACTACTCTACAATCAATACTGCAAAATCAAATTGAAAAATTTGGACAGCACTTTTTTAAAGAAGGTGCGAAAGTTATTCCAGGAAATATTGCATATTCTCAAATTTATTATTGTGTTCAATTAAATAACACTTTTGAAGGAGTTCCTGTCTCTGCTTATGCGAATCAATTAGTTGGTACAAAAATTACAGGGCAAACATCTGGAGTCTCTGCGTTTGTGAACGAAATTTTATTACCAATAGATTCTGAGAGAGGTAACTTAACACTTTATGTTAGTTATTTGAATTCTAGTACTTTTAATAACTCAACAGAAGTATTTTTTGATGGGGAATCCCTAACCTGTGATTCTACCATCATATCGAGTTTACTAGGAAATGCAACAATCGCAGCAGGTAGTCCGTTCGCGGTCACTTTATCATTAAATGCGGCGGCAACTGGATCTTCCTTTTTTGTTAATGATGGTGTGTATTTTGTCCGTGGAAATTTTGTAGATGTACAATCAGAAACTTTAATTTTAGATCAATATTCGAATTTACCAAATTATAGAGTTGGTTTTCTTATATCAGAGGAAATTATTAACGATACTATTGATGAAAGTTTATCTGATAATTCTCAAGGATTTAATAATTATTCTGCACCTGGTGCAGATAGATTAAAAATATCTGTGAGTTTAACAAAAAAATCACTGACAGATCTAAACGATAATAATTTTATTGAACTTGCAACGATCGTCAATGGAGTTATTAAGTCAAAGGTAGATAGAGGAGATCTGGGTGGTGGTCCAGGGTATCTTGATATTAGAGATACTTTAGCGAGAAGGACCTATGCAGAATCTGGTGACTATTGTGTGAAAGATTTTGATGTTAATATTTTAAATTCATTAAATGATAATATTGGAAATGGAGGAGTTTTTCAACCAGGACAGTTCACTTATGGAGGAGCTATCGCATCAAATAATCTGGCATTGTATAAAATTTCTCCAGGTAGAGCTTTTGTTCGTGGTTATGATCTTGAACTCTTAACCCCAACATTTATTGATGTAGAAAAACCAAGAACAACAAAAACAATTGAAGATCGAGAAATCATTTATAATACTGGACCATCTTTAAAAGTTAACAGAGTTTATGGAGTTCCTGTTCTTGGTATTGGAAATACATATGTTTTAAGTTTAAGAGACAGTAGAAGAGGTGTAGGAATAGCAACGGTTGGAAATGAAATAGGTCTTGCTAGAGTTTATGATTTTAGATTAGAGTCTGGATCATATGATGCAACAAATTCTAATTTAAATCAATGGGCTTTGTCACTTTTTGATGTACAGACTTTTACTGATATCACACTTAATCAAGCAACGTCTTTGAGTATTCCAACTCGTATAGAGGGATCTAATAGTGGTGCGACTGGTTTTATTAGACATGCAGTGTCTGCAGGGGTGGCAGTAACAGTTTATGATACTTCTGGGGAGTTTATTGCGAATGAATCTTTAATTTTTAATGGCATTGCTGATGGAAGAATTGCAATCGCAGTTACCACACACTCGCTTTCTGATGTAAAATCGGTTCATGGAACAAATAATGGGATCGTTGGATTAGGGTCAACATTTTTAGGAGATATAGTTCAATCCATTGGATTTAATGTTGGCATCGCAACGATCAGTGCTGCCAGTGGTGGTGTTAGCACAGTCTTTAGTACTAATACATTATTTCCGGGGACAATCGTAAAAAGAAATAATTTAGTTCAATTTAGTAATACAGCAAATAGGGATATTAGTTTTGCGAAAGTAGTTAGTATTGGAAGAACTAGTATAACAATTGAGGCAGTGACATCTGTTGCTGGGATTGCGTCGGGTGATTTACCAACAACAACTCTTAATGCTACAGACTTTAAAATTTTAACAACAAAATTAGACTCATCATCGGATAAAACTCTTTATACAAAACTTCCAAAGAAGAATATTTCTTCTGTTGATTTGACTGGTGCTATTTTAAGTATTAGGAAAACTTTCACAGTAAATATTTCTTCAAATCAACTTTCCGCTGCTGTGACTGCAGGAACTGATGAGACATTTCTACCATTTGACGAAGAAAGATATACATTAACTCGTTCAGATGGCGAAACTGAAACTTTAACCTCAGATAGACTTGAATTTTTAGCGGGGAGCACTCAATTACAAATTCGTAATCTTGGTAGTAATAATACTGGTGCAACTTTAACTGCCACACTAAGAAAGGTAAATCCAAAAGCAAAAGAAAAAATTAAAAACAGAGTTAACTCACTAATTATCGATAAATCAAAGTATGCGGGATCTGGCATCGGGACAACAACTTTAAATGATGGTCTAACATTTGGCAACTATCCATTTGGAACAAGAGTTCAAGATAAAATTCTCTCACTTAATGTACCAGATATTATTCAAATTCATGGAATATTTGAATCCGCAGATACATCAAATCCATCTGCACCAAAAATCATTTTTTCTTCTCTTACTAGCTCATCAACAACTACAACGGAATTGATTATTGGAGAAACACTAACTGGACAAACAAGTGGAGCAGTGGCAATTTGTGCTGAAAAATTAACATCATCTCAAATTGCGTTTATTTATAAAAATGATAATAGATTTAAAGAGGGTGAAACTGTGCTCTTTTCAGAGTCAAGGGCAAATGGAATTATTGTTACCTTAGATTCTGATAGTTTTGAAATCTCATCAAACTATAAATTAGATAATGGACAGGAGGAAACAATTTATAACTATGGCACTTTAATAAGAAAAAATGACTCTGAGGAACCATCAAAAAAACTAAAAGTTTACTTTTCAAATGGATATTTTGAGTCAACCGATGATGGTGATATTACAACAGTTAATTCATATTCTAGATTTGATTACTCAAGAGATTTGCAGTCAGTTAATGATAATCGAGTATCTGATATTATCGATATTAGACCAAGAGTTTCTTCTTTTACGGTGTCTGAGAATTCTCGTTCACCATTAGAATTTCTTGGGAGAACTTTTAATTCATCTGGAAATTCCGCTACTAACATTTTAGCATCAGATGAATCCATTTTAACTACATTTTCATATTATTTGGGTAGGATTGATAGAATTTTCTTAACAAAAGAAGGTGTGTTTCAAGTTAAATATGGTCAACCATCAGAAAGACCAGAAAAAGCAGTCTCTGTCGATGAGGCCCTTGAAATAGCGACAATAACACTTCCACCATATCTCTATACACCAGAGGCAGCAGTAATTCAGTTTTTAGAACATAAAAGATATCGCATGGTTGATATTAAGCAACTTGAAAATAGAATTAGAAATCTTGAATTTTATACCACACTGTCTTTACTGGAAACTAATACATCAAATTTATTTGTTCCTGATGCAGATGGATTAAATAGATTTAAATCTGGATTTTTTGTAGACAACTTTAGTTCCTTTAGAACACAAGAGGAAAATACCGGTATTAAAAATAGTATTGATGTTCAAAATAAAGAGTTAAGACCAAAACATTATACTAATTCAGTTAATTTAATTTTTGGACCCGTTACCAATATTGATCCAACACAGGATCTTAGATTTAATATAGTTGAGGGGGTTAATATTAGAAGAGCAGATAATGTAGTAACTCTAGACTATGCAGAGGTTAAATATCTAGAGCAACCATTTGGAACTCGTTCTGAAAGTGTAACTCCTTTTCTACTTAATTTCTGGAGAGGAACAATAGTATTAACACCCTCTTCTGACACTTGGGTTGATACTACTCGTCTCGCATCAAAAATTATTGAAATTGAGGGTAACTATGCATCTACACTTCTTAGATTAGAAAAAACTCAAAATGTAGATTCTCAAACTGGATTTGCTCCGATTGTTTGGAATTCCTGGCAGGATAACTGGACCGGTAGAAACAATGTAGAGTCAGCAAGGGTCGTCACAGTCAATACTGATACTGCGATTCAAGTTGTTCAGGAGAATTTAAGAGAAACCATAGAAACGGGGGTCGCAACAAGAACTGGATCAAGAACTGTTGTTAGCGAACAATTTGATAGAACGTCCGTTGGAGATAGAGTTGTAAGTAGAGAGATAATATCATTTATGAGATCTAGAAATATTCAATTTGTATCTAAACTAGTTAAACCACTTACAAGACTTTATGCATTTTTTGATGGCAAAGATGTAACTAGATATTGTGTTCCAAAACTCTTAGAAATCAGTATGAATTCTGGAGTGTTTCAGGTTGGTGAAAAAATTTCTGGTACAGTAAGAGCTCGTGGATTAGGTCCAGATTTAAGCAATACTTCACCTCGAATAACTTTCAGAGTGGCACAATCAAATCACAAGGAGGGTCCATACAATCTGCCAACAGTGACATTTGTGAATAATCCATATACAAATCAACCACTATCTGGAACTTACTCATCGACATCAAATATTCTTAATGTAGATACTTTTTCTCTAGCAAGCCAATCTCAAGGTGAGTTTAGTGGATATGTAGAGACTGGTATGGATTTAATCGGAGAAACAAGTGGAGCAAGAGCGACAATTACTAGTGTTAGGTTAGTCTCTGATTTATCTGCCACATTAATTGGTAGTTTCTTTATCCCAAATCCAAATGGGTTGAATCATCCTAAATTTGAAACTGGAACTAAAATATTTACTATCATTAATGATGAAAACAATAATAAAGATTTTGCAACCACAACCGCGCAAGAAGCATTTTCAGCATCAGGAACTCAAGAAACAGTTCAGGAAGATATTATTTCTGTTCGTAATAGTAGAGTTGAAATTAAAGAAACTTCTGAAAATAAAAATATTTCTAGAAGTTTAGGAACACAAGTCGTAGGGAGCACAATTCTTTCCGAGATCGCCATCCCTCGACCTTCCGGCAGCAGCGATGGTGGCGGTAGCGGACCCGGTAGTGGTGGAGGAGGCAACGACTTTATCCAGCCGCCGCCCCCGCCAACGCCGGAGATAATTAATTTGGGAACATTATATGCAAACCTCGGGAAAAGGAGAATTGGAGAATATGCCGATCAGCAACTATCGCAAGTACTTGCACTAGCTGGATTTCCACAAAGTGTGATTGATTCTGTTAAACCAAATATGAAGCCTGCTAAATTTGATGCACTTGCTAAAGAGGCAGTAGAAAGCTTAAATGCACAAGGAGTATATTCTTTAACGGTAGAAACAACACCAACTAACCGTTTAGCAGATCCTAAGGGCGATGGTAGCAGATTTACTCAAAAAGAGGCAAGGGCATTAAATGCTCCGGTGAGTGCGGCAATTGTCGCCGCCACCCCAGCAGATTCACGTGTAGCTGCTGCAGCAGCTCGAGCGCCAGCGGCGAGAGCCTCCTCTTCCGGACCATCGAAAGGGTCGTGCGGAAGAAAAGATCCGTTAGCACAATCATTTTTCGTTGCGGATGCTAGTGGCGTATTTGTTACAAAATGTGATATTTTCTTTGAAGCAAAAGATAATATGGATATTCCTTTTGATTTCCAAATAAGAACAATGGAAAACGGATTCCCAACACAAAGGATTTTACCGTTCTCAGAAATTGTTCTTAATCCTGATCAAATATTAACATCTATTGATGGATCAATTGCAACTACAATTGAGTTTGATGCTCCAGTTTATTTAGAAGGTGGAAAAGAGTATGCCATGTGTCTGTTGTCTAATTCTACACAATATCGTGTTTTTATATCCAGAGTCACTGAAAATGATTTAATAAATCAAACGTTTGTTTCCACTCAACCATTCTTAGGATCGTTATTTAAATCACAAAATGCCTCCACTTGGGAACCAAGTCAATGGGAGGATCTTAAATTTACTTTATATAGAGCCGACTTTCTATCGTCAGGATCTGTTGAATTTTATAATCCAGAACTAACAGAGGGTAATGGACAAGTAGCAACATTACAACCAGATTCTTTGGTCTTAAATTCTAAAAAAGTTAGAGTTGGACTTGGAATAACTATATCTGATTCTGGTTATGTCTTGGGAAATACATTTTCTCAACTTGGAACAAATGCAACAGGTGATTTAGTTGGAGTTGCTGGATCTGCCACTGGAACTTTAACAGTTTCTAATGCAGGTATTGGTTACACTCCTTCTAGTGGAGGACAAACCTTTAGTGGAGTTAATTTAATTACAGTCACTGGAAGTGGCAGGGGTGCTACCGCAAATATTACTATTTCTAATGGTGTTGCTGTAGCAGCAACCATCAGTGGTGGTGGATCTGGATATCAAGTTGGCGATGTTCTTGGGATTACAACCATTGGCGCTGCATCTGTTGGAAAAAATGCTAGACTCACCATAGCTGGAATCGGTCTAACAAACGAACTTATTTTAGATAACGTCCAGGGTAATTTTGTCACTGGTGCTGGATTTACAATGAGTTATATAAACAGTTCTGGAATAACAACAACATTAAACTTCAGTCAAGGAGGAAATGTAACTCCTACCGAAATTGTTGTGGTAAATGATGGATTGCATATCAAAATTAATCACCAAAATCACGGAATGTATTTTAGCGATAATAGAGTTAAAATTCAAGGAGCACTTTCAGATGTTAAACCTACAAAACTAACAGCAGAATATGATGCTTCCTCAACAGGTTCAATTGCAGTAACTGATTCCACTGCATTTTCCACTTTCGAAAATGTTGGTGTTGGAACGACAAATATTGGGTATTTATTGATTGGGAACGAAATTATTGAATATACATCGGTTAGTGGAAATAATATCGCCGGAAATATTATAAGAGGTTTAAATCCACTTACTTACCCTGTAGGGACACCTGTTTATAAGTATGAACTTGGTGGGGTAAACTTAAAACGCATTAATACAACACATAATCTAAATGATGTAACCATAAGCAATCCTATTACATTTGATTCATATCACATTAAATTGGACATGACTGCCCTTGATATTGATAATGATGATAGAAGTAATGATGTTGGATATCCAGCACTACATCTTAATAGAACAAAGTCTGCAGGCGGATATAATATAAAAGCAACTCAAAACATGCCTTTCGAAATTATTACTCCAGTGGTTCACAATGTTACTGTTCGCGGCACAAATCTAACGGGGGAGATAAGAACAATTACAAGTAAAAGTATAAGTGGAAATGAAATTCCATATGCTATCAATGAATTTGAGGCCATTGCTATCAATGAACCCAATTACCTTGATAGTCCAAGAATGATTGCATCAAAAGTTAATGAGGATGCAAAACTTACTAATTTTACCGCTGGAGCAAAATCTCTTAATATGAAATTACTAATGACTACGGTGGATAGTAGAGTTTCCCCTGTTATTGATGCGGAGAGAGTGAGTGTTATTCTCACATCAAATAGAGTAAATCAAGTCATCACAAACTATGCAACAGATGGTAGAGTAAATAAAATTGATACGGATCCAACTGCATGTCAGTATGTTTCAAAAGAAATCACGTTGGAAAATTCCGCGTCCTCCATCAAAATTTTAGTAGCCGCGCATATTATTTCGAATTCTGATCTAAGAGCATTCTATGCAATTGGAAATGCCCCAGGATTTAATCCAATTTTTATTCCATTCCCTGGATATTCTAATTTAAACACTAGAGGTCAAGTAATTGCACAGCAAGATAATAATGGCGAATCTGATGTGTTTGTTTCAAAGACAAATACGTATGGGTTCTTTAGCGATCAAATTGAGTTCAAGGAATATGTATTTACAGCAGATCAACTTCCAGCATTTAAGTCTTATAGAATTAAATTATTGCTGACTTCAACAAGTCAAGTTTATGTTCCAAGAATAAAGGATTTAAGAGTTATTTGTCTTGCTTAATATGGAAAACCATAATGTTGAGGGTCATGCCGATTTGGCAAGAGATCCGCATACAAACTCAATTATTAATGTCAATAGATTAGATTATGAGCAATATGTTTCTAGGAGGGCAATAAAAGAGGAAAAGAATCGACATATACAAACTATCGAGGATGAAGTCGCTAATATGAAAGATGATATCAATGAAATTAAATTTTTACTCAAGGAGTTACTCCATGGATCCAGATAAAATAGAGTTAGAAAATTTGAATAAAAGTTTTGAATATTTTAAATATGCTTTGGAAATAGACAATATTGATGATGTTGAGACTTTAAAAAATGTTGCAAAATCATACTATAAACTATATCTTAAGCAACAAGAAGTTTTATTCAACCTGACCCCAGATTATGATTAGTTTAATCACTATATCATAAATATTTTTAAGAGTAAAGGTATAAATGGCACAACCAGCAAGTAGAACAGAATTAATGAGTTATTGTAAAAGG